TGCAGTAACCATTAGAACACCAAATTATGTTCAAATTGATGCTGATGTTGGGATTGATGGTGAACTAACCGCAAATAAAATAGCATCTGAAACTCGTGTTGATGCTGGAACAGGAATGAGAGCGGGACCTTTAGGTTTCGTTACATTATATGGAGGTGTTGCTGCTGGATTACCATTTGCTTTGCCCGCTCATGTTGCAGCTGCGGTGGGTGTAGCTGCTCCTTTTGGAACATTTGTATTAATGGCAGACACAATTAATGTATTATTACATAATTTACATATTCATGGAGTAATTAAACATTCATATACAACTTTTCCTGTTCCGCCAATGCTTGGATCAAGTCCTATTACATCTATTGCTGGATTTGCTGGTGCTTTAGGTTTAGCATCATCATTAAACGGAGCAATAGCAGGAGTAGCTGGATTTGCTGAATCAACAACTGGTGCTGTATTTGGTGCAGGTGAAAGTTTTGCCAGTAGTTTAACTTTGACTTAAATAGGATTATAATATGACTACAATATATGGAAGATTGGGATATGATTTTGAAGCTCCCGAAAACATTAGAGATTTTTCAAATAATGTTATTGAACACTTAAATACAGCGCCTAGTCTTGTAAATACTTGGCAAGAAGAAGATATTGCCACAAGTAATGTTGGAGGATATTTTAAAAATCCTGTTGCGACAGTTACAACAAATTTAAGAAATCTTGCTAATACATATTTAAATGATCCTTTTGGTAGTGATGTATTTCAAGGAAGCACGGCAGAAATTACAAGTTTATTTGCAAATACGATAGCTGATTTTCAAGAAATTTCTGGAAATACCGGATATGATTTTTATAAACACACAGACAGAATATCTGGCGCAATAACAATTGAAAACAGTTTACTTGAAGATCCCGATAATCGTGATAAACCTCATTATATAACAGCAAGCGCAACGGGTCGTTTAATGGTATATTTGGTTTATAAAACAGATGAAGTATCTAATACATCACCTGTTTTAGGAAATTTCACCAGTATACTAATTGGAGATGAATTAAATGCTTATTATAATACAATTTCAGATTATTATGCTACGGTAAACAATAGTATAACTGTATCATCTACAACAGTAGGAACGCCTCCAAATACCGTTACTATTATAACACACACATCAAATTTATCTCTTGATGTTGTAACAAGATTTTCAACCGAGGTTGCTAATTTAAAAAATACTTTGGAAGTAAGAAGAATACATGATGAAAATTTTTATACCAATTCAGCAAATGTTTTAAATGATTTTACAACAGTGTCACAATTTAATTCTATGGGTGAGTTTCAACGAAGTTTAATTATAAATTATATTGGTTCAGATAAACTTTTAGAGCGAATATTGTGATAAATAGTGTATGGCTAGAATACCCACAAATATAGTAAGAGAATTTAAAGACTTGGATTTAAGTTTCCAAGCTCATCCAGTTCGAAAAGATGTTAATAAGCACACAGGCGCTTTGGCGGTTGTTAATGCTGTTAAAAATATAGTTTTAACTGCTCATTATGAAAAACCTTTTCAACCAGATGTTGGTTCTAATATTAGAAAGTTATTATTTGAAAATCTGGATGTTGTTACAGCTGCATCGATTGAAAGAGAAATTGAACAAACTATTAATAACTATGAACCTAGAGTTAAAATATTAAAGCTTTCAGCTAATCCAGATTTTGATAACAATGGATTTAAAGTTGAATTACAATTTTCGATTGTTAATTTAGCAGATCCAATAACAATTAATTTATTCCTAGAACGGATACGATAGATGGCAAATCGATTACAAATTACTGATCTTGATTTTGATACAATTAAGAATAATTTAAAATCATATTTACAACAACAATCAGAATTTCAAGATTATAATTTTGAAGGATCTGGTCTTAGTGTTTTATTAGATATTTTAGCATATAATACTCATTATAATGCTTATTATATTAATATGGCTGCCAATGAGGCTTTTTTAGATACAGCCTTACTAAGAGGTTCAGTTGTTTCTCATGCTAAAACATTAGGATACATTCCTCGCTCATCATCTGCACCTAAAGCTGTTATTAATTTTACTGTTGATTCGTTGACATCAACACCTGAAACATTAACTATTCCTAGAGGATTTACTTTTAGTTCATCTTTAATTGACGGTTATTCTTATCCATATACAGTTGTTACATCAAAGACCGTTACAAAATCTAATACAAGATTTCATTTTGAAGAACTTGATTTATATCAAGGAAATTTAGTTACATATGTTTTTACATATAATCAAAATTCTAATCCAAAATCTATATTCACTTTACCTGATGAGAATATTGACACAACAACAATAGAAGTCTCTGTAAATCCTAATTCTGGAAATAGTTCAAGTGAAATATATAATTTAGTTACAGATGTATTGGATATAACTCCAACATCTAAGGCATTTTTCTTACAAGAAGCTCAGAATGGTTTTTTTGAAATTTATTTTGGTGACGATGTTGTTGGTAAAAAATTAGAAGATGGTTCATCAATAACAGTTTCATATCTTGTTACGCAAGGCGATGAATCAAACGGCGCTTCGGTATTTGTAGCAAATGAAGCTTTAGGGGGTTATTCAGTTTTTGAATACGAGTTGTTTAGAGCAGCTTCTGGTGGTACAGGAAAAGAAAGTGTTGATTCAATTAAATTTTCAGCTAGATCTCAGTTCTCAACACAAAATAGATTAGTAACTTTTAAAGACTATGAAACATACATTTTAAATAATTATGCTTCAATTGATTCAATATCGGTATGGGGTGGAGAATCAAATGATCCTCCAGTGTATGGTAAAATTTTCATTTCAATGAAACCAAAAGAAAACTATTATATATCTGAAACAGAAAAACAAAGAATTATTAACGAGATTGTATCTCCAAAATCTATTGTTTCTGTTTCTTCAGAAATATTAGATCCTGAGTATCTATATTTAATTATTGAAGCTGATGTTCAATACGATTCAACAAAAACAACACAAACAGAAAACGAATTAAAAACAGATATTAGAAACTCAATCATATCATACAAAAATAGTAATTTAAATGAATTTGGTGCTAAGTATGTTCATTCTAAAATAGAAAATGCTATCGATATAACAGATAGAAATGCAATTGTTGGTTGTGAAACGATTGTGAGAGCTCAAAAAAGATTTAAACCAACACTAAATTCTTCTTTAAATTATACTATTAATTTTAATATTCCTTTACATAGAGGAACAATTACCAATAAATTAACATCAACTGAATTTGGAGTTAATGATTCAAACGGAGTAGCAAGAACTGTAACATTAGAAGAAGTGCCTCAATCATATTCTGGTATTTCATCAATTAGCATTACTAATCCTGGAACTGGTTATACTTCTGCACCAACAGTTACAATTACTGGTGATGGAACTGGTGCTACAGCTGAAGCGGTTGTAGTTAATGGTGCAATAGAATCAATCAATGTTATCAATAGAGGCATTGATTATACTCGTGCTATTATCACTATATCTGGTGGAAATGGATATGGAGCCTTAGCAACGGCAGTTATTGATGCGAAAACCGGAACACTAAGAACAGTATATTACGATGGAAACGCAGAAAGACAAATAGTAAAAAATAATGTAGGAACTATTGAATATGATACTGGAATTATTAGTATTAATGATTTAAATGTTACTTCGGTTACATCTTCAGATGGATTAATTAGATTGTCTATTGAATCTAATGAAGGTATCATTGAACCTGTAAAAAACACAATCATAACAGTTGATGAAAATGATTCAACATCAATTGTTATAAATCTATCAAAAGTAAAAGTATAATTTTTTAATGTCTGATAATAGAACTTCAGTTTTAATTAATCGCCAAGTTCCTGAATTTGTTCGGGAAGAATATCCCATATTCATTTCATTTCTGGAAGCTTATTATGAGTTTTTAGAAAATAAACAATCAAATCAAAATAATGATTTAACAAATGAATTAACCACACTTGAACAAATTGGAAATGTTGATGTTTCTATAACCGAATTTGAAAATAATTTTTACAATACTTATGCTGATTTACTTCCTAAAGATGTAGCTGTCAGTAAAGAATTCTTAATTAAAAATGTTCTACCACTCTATTTAGCAAAAGGTAATGAGAAATCATTTAAACTTTTGTTTAGAATGTTATACAATGATGAGGTCGATGTTCTTTTACCAAAAAATAATGTTCTTCGTGCTTCTGATGGTAAGTGGGTTATCGATAACATTCTTAAAGTTGAAACAGATATTCGTAGTGTTTATACTGGTGATGGCACAACAACAACATTTATTATGGCTCAAGAAACGCCATTTACAGACATAACAGTTTATGTTGATAATGTTGAGCAAACATACGAAACTGATTTTTATATTCGAAAAGAAACACAAAAGTTAATATTTTATACAGCGCCAACAAATGGTTCAACAATCAAAGTTGTTTATAGTGATTTTGATGTTTCTGTTCTTAATAATCGACAAGTAAGAGGTGTTACCTCTGGCGCAACAGCGTTGATTGAGCGTGCAGTAAAAAGAATTATTACAGACCAGTTAAATCTTGGTTTCCCGTTTCAATTATTCATCAACAGTAAAACACTTGTTGGTTCATTTGACCAAGGTGAAGAAATTGAGGCTGATGTTATTGTTGGAAGCACAGTTGTAACATTAAGAGCTGATTCATA